TAGCATCGCAAACGCAATTTAAAGCTTAAGGAGAAGAAAGAATGCCTTTAAACTCAACACGTGGAGCTGGATCAGCAAAAGGATTTGGATTTACATCTGGAAAAAACCCACCGATAGATGTAGATTATTTAGTAATAGCAGGTGGTGCCTCTGGTGGAGCTGGTCAACAAGGTGGTGGAGGTGGTGGAGCTGGAGGTTACAGAACATCTTTTCCAGGTGGAACAAAAATTACTTTAGAAACAGGTTCAACAGTACCAATTACAGTTGGAGGTGGTGGAGCTGCTATTCCTTCAGGAAGTCCAACACGAACACGAGGAAATAATGGAAGTGATTCAATATTTAGCACAATTACCTCAACAGGTGGAGGAGGTGGTGCTGCCCATGACTCAGTACCAGCTAATCCTGGTGGTTCAGGTGGAGGAAATGGAACTCCTTCTCCAACTGGTTTTGGATTAGGAAATTCTCCTCCAACAAGTCCTTCTCAAGGAAACAATGGTGGAAATAGCACAAGTAGTTCTTTTATGGGAGGTGGAGGTGGCGCAGGAGAAGCTGGCGACACTGACGGTGCTTCTTATGGTGGAGATGGTGCTGCTTCTTCAATAACAGGTTCTTCAGTTACAAGAGCAGGTGGAGGTGGAGCATATCAAGGTGGTCCTGGAGGAGATGGGGGTGGCGGTCAAGGTGGAGTTAGTGGTGGGGCTGGAACTGATGCAACAATTAATACAGGTAGTGGTGGAGGATCTAATGGTAGCCCTAATCAACGCTCTGGAGGTGGAGGATCCGGTATTGTTATTATAAGAGCTCCGGGAGCAAGTGGACCAAGATTTTCAGTATCTCCAGGAACTAATACTAAAACAACGAGCCCAGCTCCAGATGGAGCCGCTACAATATTAACATTTACAGTTAATGGAAATATAACATTATCATAATATGGCTCATTTTGCAGAATTAGATATTAATAACAAAGTTCTACGAGTAAACGTAGCATGTAATATAGATATTCAAAACAATGGGGGAGAACAGTCTGAACAAGCAGCAGAACATTTTAAAACAGTATCTCCATTATCTGAAAACGGTGTAAAATGGGTTCAAACATCTTACAATAATAATTTTAGAAAACAATATGCTGCGATAAATTACACTTATGACTCAATAAAAGATAAATTTATAAGACCTCAACCTTATCAATCTTGGAGTTTAGATAATAATGATGATTGGCAAGCTCCAATATCTTACCCAATAACCTATACATTAAATTTAACAAATTTAGATGGAACTCAAAAACAAGATTCTTATATTTGGAACGAAGTTAATCAATCTTGGGATCTACAACCAATTTCTTAAGTCTAGCTCTTAATTTACCAATTAAAGTAGAATATTCTTCATTAATTTTAATTAATGTTTCTATATGCAATTCATGCTTTTCAATTCGCTCTAATAGTTCTTTATTAAGTCCTACTTCAGATTTCTTAACCATTTTTTCCATCTGAAGATTAAATTCCAGTTCTTTTATTTTATCTTCTAAATTCATTTTTTAAACGAAGAAGGTAAACCTAAATGTGGTCTTCTATCAAATAGATTTTCCTTTGATCCTTTTGTTGCTTCATTATTATAATGCAAGAACACTTGACCACAGTTTTCACCTTGAAATGCATCTCTCCAATGTTCTAATAAATTTCCTCTATAGACTAACATATCACCAGATTTTAAATCTACTTTTATTCCTTTTGGTGCATTAGGTTTTACTGAGTTCTGTTTTTCATTTATTACATTATCTGCACCCGTTGGATCTAAATAAATTGGCCAAGGATCCCCTCCTAAATTTAGAGTTGTAGATATTTCACAACTAAATCTATCTTTATGACGTTTTAGTATGTCTCCTTTTTTATAAATACGGGCATACGAATAATTAGGTGTTAATTTTAAACCAGTTAACTTTTGCAGGATAGGATGAACTTTAACAAGTAAAGTTTCCATAGCTATATCTCCATAATGAGAATAGGTGTTAGGTACTTGTTGATCGGTCCATACACCAAAGTATTCGGTAAAAGGTGATATGAAACGAGTGTCAAATAAAGTTTGAGCAACTCTTCTTTTAAGTAAAAAGTATTTATAAATAAAATCAGCCATTTCTTCAGAGATAGCTTTTTCTATAATTATATATTTCTTTTTTTTAAAACTCATTTTATTATAATATTTAATATCATTTTTTAATCTTTTGTAAATTAAAAATAATTAAAATTTATGTTTAGTCTTATATTTGTATTAGAACAAGTACTACTATTATGAGGTTTTGAAGCATCAAAAAATAAACCTCTATTCTTTTTAGAATTTATTTTTGTTCCATCTGATAGTTTAGTAAATCCATTATTATCGTTAATATAGTATATAAATCCTTTATGTTCAAAATTATAGTCAACATGAACATCATGTTCAAAAATTACATTTGTTTTTGGATAGAGATTTCCTTTAATTTTTATAAGTGATTTTATATCCAGTTTATTTATAATAGGGATCATGTAATCGTAGTAATTACTAAATTTAAATTTATTTTTTTCAAATAAAAAAAAGAGATGAGTAAAATAAATACCATCTTTTGATAAATTTTTTGAAACTCCGTTGTGTTGACCATACCATGGAAAATATGGAGAAAAAAACATTTCTTCAATTTTTTTAAATTCATTTTCAGGTAAAAAATTATCTACTATTTTATGTTTTAGTTTCATAATTTATTTATAAGGATATCCTAAATTCCAAATTACAAGTGAGTATCTAACTCCTTTAATTACTGGTCTAACCCTATGCCACACAAAACTAGGAAATACGACTATAGAGCCTCTTGGTAAAATTTCTAAACATTTTTTAATGTTTTGTTTTTTTGTTGCTTCTGGATTATTAAAATTAAACTCAAGTTCTCCTCCTTTATAATCTTTTGGGTCAGATAAAGAACATGTAACAGATAATTTCCTTATTTTTCCATGAAAGTTTAAATTTTCTGGATTATTATATGGGGTGTTAAAAGAATCACAATGCCAATCATAATATTGTTCTTTAGAATATTTTGTAAACTGGCAAGATTCAGACCAATTCCATTCAAAATTCCAACCTGCTGATTTATTAGCTTGATTTACATAAGGCTGAATTTGATCATATATCCAACGATCATTCATCCATACTATATTAGAATTTCTTTTTTTCTTTAAATCTTTTGTTTCTTTTTTTGTAAGGGGATTTAATTTAAGATTTCTTTTACTATCTATATTTCCTGTAAGAGCTATTTGTTCTTGATTTTTTTTTCCATAAGCAATAAGTTCATCACAAAATTTAGGTGACAAAACAGATTTAAAATACCAATAATAATTTTGTAAATTCATACTTTTTATGTATAAGGATATATATCTATTTTAAGTATTTTTGTCTAGTAAGTATGAACATTAAATTTGTAAATGAATGCCTTATAAATGTTTTATGGCATGAAAATAGTAGCTATCAAGTAGAAGGTTTATTAAAACAATCTAATCAATACTATAAATTTGATATTAGAAATTTAAATGATTTTCCAGAAGATAAAAAAGGTAAACTTATTAATTCTAAAAGTCAGGCAGATAAAGTCTTATTTGAAGACGATATAAATTGGATATTAGTAGATACTCAAGAATTGATTAAACACATGAAAAAATTCAATTTAAAAGAAGTAAAATTAGAAGAATTGATTAAAAGCATAGAATGGAATATAGTGCTTCCAAAAAAGTAGTGCATTTACTAATATAATCTATATAAAGGAAGGCTTATGCCTTTACAGAAGATACAATTTAAGCCAGGATTTAATAAACAGCAAACTGCAACCGGAGCCGAAGGGCAATGGATTGATGGTGATAATATTAGATTTCGTTATGGAGAACCCCAAAAGATAGGTGGATTCCAGCAACTCGTTGCTAGCACCTTAGCAGGCCCTGCAAGAGACCAGCATACTTGGACTGCATTAGATGGTAAAAAATATGCAGCTATTGGAACTTCAAAATTATTAGTTATTTACTATGAACAGGAATTTTTTGATATTACTCCACTTGGAACACCATTAACTTCTTGCACTTATACATCTACAACAGGGTCAGCAACTGTTACTATTAATAAAGTAGCTCATGGATTAGAAGTTGGTGATTACATTATTTTTACAAGTGTTACAACTCCAGGATTACCTACAACAAGTTATACGTCAGCAGATTTTACAACTAATACTTTTGAAGTTGTATCAGTTCCAACATCTTCAACTTTTACAATCACAATGCCATCAAACGAAACAGGCACTGGTGTTACAGGAGGTGGAACTTTAACTACAACTCCATATATTTTTATAGGACCTACATTTCAAACTCCTGCATTTGGTTATGGTACAGGATACTTTGGTGGTACAATTCCAACATCTGCTACAACTTTATTAAATGGTGCAATTGATAATGTTATTACAACTATTACAGTAGATGATACTTCAGCATTTCCAACTACTGGAAGAATAGATATTGATACAGAATTAATTACTTATACTGGTAAAACTTTAACAACTTTTACAGGTTGTGTTAGAGGTGCAAACGGATCAACAGCTGCATCGCATTCAGATAATGCAGTGGTAACTAATGCAACAAGTTGGGTGGATTGGGGAGAAGAATCAAATACTGCAGGTGTTACACTTGCACCAGGTTCTTGGTCACTTGATAACTATGGACAAATTTTAGTTGCTACAGTTAAGAATGGAGCAACTTATACTTGGGATCCATCTGCGCCTGGAAGATTAAGTGTAAGAGCTACAGTTGTATCTGGTGCTCCAACAGCATCTATTATGAGCGTTGTATCAGATCGAGATAGACATTTATTCTTAATGGGAACAGAAACTACAATTGGAGATCCCACAACACAAGATCCAATGTTTATAAGATTCTCAAATCAAGAAGATATTAATACTTGGAATCCAACTGTTACAAATACTGCAGGTACATTTAGACTAGATACGGGAAACGAGATTATAGGAGCTATACAAGGTAAAGATTATATATTCGTTCTAACGGATCAAGCAGCGTATACTATTCAATTCGTTGGTCCTCCATTTACATTCTCTGTAAGACAAGTAGGTACAAATTGTGGATGTATTGGTCAACATGCAATGATATTCGCACAGGGTGCTGTATTTTGGATGGGATTTGGTGGAGGATTTTTTGCATTTGATGGAACTGTAAAACAATTACCATCTCTTGTTGAAGACTTTGTATTTACAAATATTGGAGACAATTTAGGAATTAACTATGATGCAAGTCAAATAACTTACGCATATCACAATAGTTTATACAATGAAGTTGGTTGGAATTACG